CTATAGAAGCTGTAACTAATGAAGAATATTCTCAAGGAGAATCTTTTTCAACTAAGTTAAAAGAAGTTTCTAATGTAGGAGTAAAATAAGTATTGCCTTTTGCATCAGAAAAACAAAGAACTTATTTAAGATTAAACAAACCTGATATTTATAAAAAATTTAAAAAAGATATGAAATCAGGTGGTAAAATCTATAAAGTTGATAACTCAGGGCAACAAATAGTTGCTAAACAATATGGAGGAAAAGTAAATGGATCATATAACAGATAGACTAAAAGAACCTTCTTCTTATTCAGCAATAGCAGCAGTACTTGCTATGTGTGGAATAATTGTACCTCATCCTACATGGCAAATGATATGTCTAATTGGCTGTGGAGCTGCAGGTGTATTAGGTTTTTGGATGAGTGAAAAGAAAAAATAGGAGTTAATTTATGTTAGCTGGTTTACCTATAGAAATGTTGACAATGCTTGGATCTAGTTTACTAGGTGGTGTTATGACCATCTGGGGTCAACGATCAAAAGATAAAGCTAATCAACAAAAAATGCTTCTTGCTAGAGGTAAATTTCAAATGGATGAAATTGGTAAAGCAAGAGAATATGATAATAAAGGATTTCAGTTTACACGAAGAATTATTGCACTAACTGCTGTATTCTTTATTATTGCTTTTCCAAAATTAGTTCCAGTATTTACAGATGTAAGTGTGGTTCTTACATGGACAGAATTTGAACCTGGCTTTTGGTTCTTAATAGATAAGAAAGAAGTAGTAATGGATAAAATATTTAATGGAGTTATTATTACACCTCTTGATACACATTTAATGTCAGCAATTATTGGATTATATTTTGGAGGAAGTTTAGTTAAAAAGTAAGGAATTATATTATGTCTTTATATGAAAATATAAATAAAAGAAAAGCAAAAGGAATTAGTAGACCTAAATCAAAAAGCACTATATCAGATAAAGCTTATTCAAATATGAAAGCTGGTTTTCCTAAACGAAAAGGTGGTGGAAAAATAATGTATGGTTATAAAAAAGGTGGTAAAATTTAATTTTTTATTATGGCAATAAAAAGAAAAAAAAGTAATATGAAAGGTATGACTATTAAAGGTGGTCATAAACGCCCTACTAAATCTGGTGCTGGACTTACTGCTAAAGGTGTAGCAAAATATAGAAGACAAAATCCTGGAAGTAAACTAAAAACTGCTGTTACAGAAAAAAAACCTATAGGTAAACGAGCAGCAAGAAGAAAAAGTTATTGTGCAAGATCTGCAGGACAAATGAAAAAGTTTCCTAAAGCAGCAAAGAATCCTAATTCAAGATTAAGACAAGCTCGTAAAAGATGGAGATGCTAAATGTATAAAAAACCTACAAAAAAGAAAACAGTATATGCTAATAAAGGTGGAGCAGTCCAGAATAAATTAAAAGAAATTAGTGGAGCTTTAAATAAAGCTTCTAAAATGCATGCTGCTCATTCTAAATATTTAGCAACCTTAATGAAAAAAATGAAATAATGGCTAGATCAGGTACATATAATTTTAATTTAGATATTGATGAAGTAATTCAAGAAGCTACTGAAATGATTGGTGGCGAAGAAACTCTTGGACATACACCTCAATCTGCTAGACGTTCAATTAATTTAATGTTGAATGACTGGCAGAATCGAGGTGTTTTATTATGGTCTACCTTTACAACTGCTGTAACTGTAGCATCAAGTACAACTACTTATGCACTAGCTGATTCAGTAACAGATGCATTAGAAGTTACTTATGCAGCAAATACTAGTAGTTCTGATTTAGCATTAGAAAGAATATCTTTTGAAGAATATAATGTTATTCCAAATAAATCACAAACAGGTAGACCTTCTCAATATAGTATTAAACGTAATGTAGATAATCCTACAATACATCTTTATCCTGTTCCAGATAATTCGACAGGTGTTTTAAAAGTAGAAGGTATTAGACAATTAGAAGATGTAAATAAATCTGCAGATCAGAATGCAGATGTACCAGTAAGATTTTTACCAGCTTTAACATGTGGTTTATCATATTATTTATCTATGAAAAATACTGGTATTCCTACAGATAGAATACAAATGTTAAAGATGAATTATGAAGAAAAACTAATGAGAGCAATGGAGGAAGATCGAGAAAGGGCAAGTATCTATTTTAAACCTAAAATAGGTTATGTCTAATGGCTTCCAATAAAAATGCTCTAGCTATGTGTGATACATGTGGTTTTGTATATGCACATAGAATAATGAAATTAAATAGTTATAATATGGTCACTTGTCCTGAATGTTGGGATGGTGCATATGATTTTAAAAATCATCCTCAGAATAAAGTACCAGACGTAAGAGATGATGTAACAATTAGAAATCCTCGACCTGATATTGGTGGCAGAAACCTTGAATGGCAGAATGTTGCTGTAAGTTGGGAAGATGAAGATAAGTGGTGGCAAACAATATGACAGACCTTACAGGAAAACAAATATCACAGAGTTATAAGCAACTATTAAAAGTAGCTACAAGTGCTAATACTGGAGTAACAAATGATTTAGTACAAGTAGAAACTGGTGATGGTACAAATACAGCTATGCAGATTTCTACAAGTATTATAAATATTACAGGATCTTTTGGTGTAACAGAAAATGCTTCAGTATCTGGTGATCTTTTAGTAGGTAGTAAAGTATGTGCTTCAGCATTTTATGGTGATGGTTCTAATTTAACAAATGTACCTGCATCAGGAGATGTATCTGTATCTACATTAAGAGTTACAAATGATGCAACTATTGGTGGAGCTTTATCTGTAGGTGGAGCTGTAAATCTTTTAAGTACAGCGACAGTATCAGGAGCTGCAGGATTTTTAGGTACTGTTAGAGTTTCTGGAGCTACTTCACTTGAAGGTGCAGTAGTTATGGGAAGTACATTAACTGTAGCAGATTATGCACATTTTAAAGATGATGTATCAGTAAGTGGTAATGTACATATAGGTGGAACAACAACTATAGCTGGTGCAACAAGTATAGGAGGAGCTTTATCAGTTGGTGGAGCAACTTATTTAGCATCTACTTTAACTGTAGCTGGTAATACAACATTAACAGGAACATTAGGAGTTGGTGGAGCTGTTAATCTTGCAAGTACATTAACTGTTGCAAGTAATGTTTCTATAGGTGGTACATCTAATATAACAGGTAAAGCTGAATTTGAAGATGATGTTTCAGTTTCTGGAAATGTTAATATAGGAGGTACAACAACTATTGCAGGTGCTGCATCAATAGGTGGTGCTTTATCTGTAGGAGGAGCTGTACATTTAGCATCTACATTAACTGTAGCAGGAAATACAACATTAACAGGAACTCTTGGTGTAGGAGGTGCTGTAAATTTAGCTAGTACATTAACAGTAGCAAGTAACGTATCTATTGGAGGTACTTCAAATATAACAGGTAAAGCTGAATTTGAAGATGATGTATCTGTATCAGGTGGATTAGTCGTTGGTGGTACTGTAACAATAGCAGGAGCTAATGTTCAAGCAGCAAATGCTAAAGTTTGTGCAAGTGCTTTTTATGGAGATGGAGCTAATTTAACAAATGTACCTTCAGGAGCTATATCAGGAAATATATCAGTTAATAATGCAACTATAGGTGGTACTCTCTATGTTGGAGGTACTGCTACTATTGTAGGTAATACAACATTAACTGCTAATCTAGGAGTTGGTGGTACATTTACTGCTGTAGGAAAAGCTGAATTTGATGATGATGTATGTGTTTCTGGAAATACAGTATTAGTAGGAAACTTAGCAGTAGGAGGTACAGCCACAGTTGCAGGAAATGCTTCAGTAGGTGGTACTCTTAGTGTTGGAGGAGCTACACATTTAGCTTCAACCTTAACTGTTGCAGGTAATACTACAATGACAGGTACTCTTAAAGTAGGAGGAGCTGCTACATTTGCTAGTACTGCAACAATAGCTGGAGAAACTCATTTACAAGATGCAGTAAGTATGGCAAGTACTCTTGTCGTTGGAGGTAAAGCAGAATTTGATGATGACGTATGTGTATCAGGTAATAGTATTCTTGTAGGAAATCTTGCAGTTGGTGGTACAGCTACAATAGCAGGTAATGCATCTGTAGGAGGTACATTAAGTGTAGGAGGAGCAACACATCTTGCTTCTACTTTGACAGTTGCAGGAAATACAACACTAACTGGAACTCTTAAAGTAGGAGGTGCAGCAACTTTTGCATCTACTGTTACCATAGCAGGTAATACTACTATAACAGGTAATTTAGGTGTAGGTGGTACATTTACTGGTGTAGGAAAAGCAGAGTTTGATGATGATGTCTGCGTAAGTGGTAATACAGTATTAGTAGGTAATTTAGCTGTAGGTGGTACTGCAACTGTAGCAGGTAATGCAAGTGTTGGAGGTACACTATCTGTTGGAGGTGCTGTATATCTTGCTAGTACTTTAACAGTAGCTGGTAATACAACACTTACAGGAACATTAAAAGTAGGTGGTGCTACAACAATAACAGGTAATTCAGGATTCTTAGGTACTATAAGAGTATCTGGTAATACAAGTTTAGAAGGACAATTACAATTAACAAAGAGTGCAGCAGCAGTTGTATGTGCAACAGCTATTAATGGTGTAACCTCTGTATCATTAGCTTTTGGTACTGCTCAAAACTTTAGTACATCTGTTACTGCAGCACACACATTAGCCCAACCTACTGGATGTAGAACAGGACAAACAGGTAGTATTTTCTTAGTACAACAAGGAGGAAGTGGTACTATGGCATATCATGCTGATTGGAAATTTATTGCAGGAACAGATCCAACTATGTCAACTTCTAATGGAGCTGTTGATAGATTAGATTATATAATAGTATCTGCTTCAAGTGATGGAGTAGGTGGAAATATTCAGGCAATATTATCGAAGGAGTATGGATAGTGGGTGTTTTTCAAAATCATTTAATGGCTGC